TTGTTCACAGACGTGAACACTTAGAGTGTTTTCTCTACTAAATTCTCTATCACAAAACTTACACTTATAAGTCTGCTTTGATTCGCTTGTCATCCCAGCCATGTTCTTTTGCTAACTCTTTAATTTCTTTTGGGGTTAATAATGATAGTAATAAGTCCATTTCATCTGACTTCATGTTAGGATATAATTCACTAACAAACTTTCTTACTTTACTTGACGGTGCTTTACCTTCTTTTTTCTTTGCGGCTAACCAATAATGAAACTGGTTACCCATGTTAGGTGATACTGTGGTACACATTAACCACTGTAGTTTTGTGTGCTTGTTTAGATCAAAGAAGTGTTTATTAACAAACTTATTAGTTGCCATCAAGTAATATGCCTGCAGGTCCTTGTTGCCACCTACTGACGCACCATATCTCAACATTAGATAAGTTGAAAACTGTTTACGTTCTTCATCTGTAAACTTGTCATAGTAGTCTCTGTCCTTACGGTCAAAGGCCGCCATTTCATTACCAATGTATAATGGACTTGATTTGTCTGCCATTAAAATACCTTATCGTATTGTACTACTTCACAGTTGCGTGATATGTCCTTGACAAAATAAACGCACTCAGGTTCTTTGTCGTCACCTAGTGGTATTGTTAACATCTGACCATTCTTAAGTTTAGGACAATACCAGTTAACATCATTGTACACATCTATAATCTCAATGTCAAGAAACGTACTTCTAAATCCTGTTAACGGATTAAATTGAAATGCTTTAAACCCTCTGTCGTTAATCGCTGTTAACGGCAATACTTCTAAGTTACCACAGTCGGGTTCACCTATTAGGATTTGCCAATCAACTGGCATCTTAATTTCATGGTCACCTATGCGTAATACCAAGGCAGGTGAATTAAATGATTCCAAAAAGATTAATGGTATCCAATGGTGATCGGGGTTTGCTGGATCTGAATTGTCCAACACGCTAAAACGCATATCATCCACTTCTTCGGGTAATTGATCTAATTCATATCTAATGTTGTCTAAAGTTAAAATTCTCATGTAGTTATTTTACAATCCTATGTACATTTTGTCAATCCTGCCAGTCTACTTTTTCTACCGTAAATGGATAATTGGCTTCCTTATAAAACGCTTTACGTTTAGTTAAATGTCTTTTGGCAAATTTACAGGTAGATGTTATATCCCAAATTTGCACAAAATCTTTATCCTCAGCCTTTCTAATGCCTCTACCAATACTTTGAATAACCCGTACAAAACTCTTACCAGGCTCCACAAGCACCAAATTAAAGATCCGAGGAATATTAATACCAACAGCGGCAACACCATAAGTAGCAACAATAACTCTATCATCCATTGTGGCCACTTCGTCATAGGATTCTTTTCTATCATTTGCTTTAGTTCCTCCTGAAACAAACACAGCATCAGGTATTAGTTCTGTTAGTCGCTTACCAGGGGCAATTCGATCAACTAAAATAAGTGTGTTACCTGACTGTTTGATTTCTTTAATTAAATTTGCAATATACTGCATACGATCTTCTGTCTCTAACAAGTATCGTAATTCTGATTGGTAGTCTTTGTATTCAACATGGTCAACTAACTGTACAACATTAACATGACAGTTTGCTAAGACACCTTCTTGTTGTAGTTCATTTGCTGATAATCTGCCGATAACATCACCCAGACTACATTTCAAACTCATAAACTCGTAGTCTTCTTTAGGTACCGTGCCAGTTAGTCCCCAACGTATAGGAACATGTGACATAGGACCTGTTAGCAGTGTGCGGAGTGCGTCTGCTTTGGCCATGTGTACTTCGTCTACCATAACACAGACAACATCGTGTAAAAACTCATCTATTGTGATATCAATATCTTTAGCACGAGTTTTCTTCATCATAATGTTTAGACTTTGCCAAGTACAGATAGTATGTGTACGACCAAACTCTTTACGATCACCAAAGAACACACCTACGTCTAATCCCATGTTGATGTAGTCTGTTTCTGTTTGTGTGACTAACGATTTGTTTGGAACAATAACTATTGTACGACCATGTGGTTCGCATCTATGACTCAACACTGCTGTGATTAAAGTTTTACCTGCGCCTGTGGCCACTTCTTGAATACACTGCGGGTTTTCTAAAAACTTGTTAACAATTTCTACTTGATAGTCACGCAACATAATCGGTTGCCCTTCAGCAGGATGCTTGGGCGGCCAAACATAATCACTATAACTATCTTCTTGTACAGATTCAAAACCATAGTTTGTTGAATAGTCACGGACGTCTTCTAGTTCAATATCATAATTGTGTTCTTCTAACACAGGAATAATGTCTGGTAATAGGTTAACATAGGTTGAACCACCTAGTTGAAAGAAGCCAACTTTGCCATCCCAACGACCTAGTCTAACTGCTGGCATATACCTAGCACCTGGGACTTCATATTTGAATTTATTAGTCAGCGTTTTACGAGCGTCAAGTTCAAGACCTTCAATCTTAACATTAACTTCGTCTTTGACTATTATTTTACAGTTTCGCATATTGTTTTATTATATAGTAGAAAAGGTGAAAGGCACACTATTTTGGTAATGTGCCTTTCGGGTAGTCAGTTAGAAAAATGTTAGGAGCGAAACTAACTGACTAAAAACTAGGCCGCTCTGCGTTTCATACATGTTACTTCTGCCATCTCACGCCAATTTGTATTTGATACCTTGCGTAAGTCAGCAACTTTAAGCGCCATACGTAAACTTACTTCGTTTAACTTCTCACAGTTTTCTGTTAAGAAGTCTAAAATTTCTTCACACTGTACACCAGATAAATCATAGTCTTGAAACAATGCACCTGTGCCTGCAATCTGTTTAATGCGTAGTAGTTTATCACGCATTGTGTCCAATGTTAGATCTAAGTAGTGACATCTTGATTGCACTGCTTGTAAATGATCTTGCAATTTTTTACTTTTGATGTTATCGAACTTAACATTAGTTATGAAGATTGCTGACCCCTTGAATAAAAAAGTGTCAGGCACACCTTCGTTTCTTAGTTTATATGAATCTGTATTCCAACAAATTCTACGTTCTTTTTTACTATCAAGAGCCGCCTTGATAATGTTTAGTGAAAGCTCGTCTTGCAGAACTGAGTCACAATCGTCAAACACTAAAACATTATCTTTTTCTTTGTAGTTGAATAGTTTGGTATATAAACCAATTGCTGACATCGCACCTTTAACTACATCATATGGTCTAGGTCGGCTAGCAAGTTCAGTCATGATACTTGCTTTTTCTAGTTGTTGTTCAACACCATATGATTTGCCAACACCCGGAGGGCCTACTACGATCATAGCTCTTACATCACCATTAATACAGGCTTTGGTCATTTCGTCTAGGATGTTGAATCTTTTTGAAATACGCTCGATGATTTGCTCATCTGTTTCTTTCTTAAACTTGATTGTCTTTGCTGACATATTCGCTCCTTAATATGTTTACCTAACTATAATAGTATATGATCTTGCTAATTAATTGTCAACCGTTTTTATCACTTTTTCTTTAATTAAATCTAATATATCTTCTAGATCATTTGGATCAACACTGATGCCCATTTTAGTTAATTGTTGATCTAACTTGGTTATGTTGTCTATGGACACTTCTTCAACTTGTGCCCATAGATTTTGATTTATATATTCTTCGTAGTTCATACTACCACCATGAATTGTAATAAACTTTGCGACCGCCAGCAATATCTCCTCTGGCTTCAGCAATAAATGCCAAGTCCTGATCTTTGTAATATTCATCTGCAGGACCGCCAAAGAAAAAGCCTTGTGTGTCTGGAAGATCACGCATTAAAACAGCGTTCTCCAACAACTCTAGATCTTCTAGAGTTAGTTCAACTTCAACACAATTAAACTGCTCTTCTGTGTTGCCTGTTTTAGCTCTCCATAACTTTTCCATAAAGCCATGTAAGTTAGGATGTTTCCTCCAAGCACTAAGCTCTCTAGTGTTTTCACTAGTTTTCTTAGCCTTGCTGTATGCCATCATATCTAAACCCATTACGCTACCTCCATAACTTTAACAACATTTTTTTGGAATTGTGACACAGAAATATCTGTTTCTGTTTCTCTCTCATTTGAAAACAAACTATCCATATGACAGTCAACATTTTCGTAGCTAACGTTAACAGCAGTGCCCCAATCAGGATGATCACACCAACCATTGTAAGTAGCAACTGTTTCTACAGCTTCATTGTTTTCATGATCCCATGCTTTGATTAAAACTTTAGTACCTGCTTCTAAGTTGTCTATGTTCATAATTTCTACCCCTAAAAATTAATCGTTTTCCTTATTTCTTAATACAATTATAGCAGTTTTGGATTTTTTGGTCAACCAAAATCTTAGTAAGTTGCCTGCATTTTTTTACGACGCTGGTTATACCAGTCTAGCATGTCAACTTTATTGTGTTCTAATCTAGGAGGTATATAACCTTTACTAGCTAATACTTCTGCAGGACCTACCAGTTCTTGCTTGTATTTTTCCATGTAATTAAAGTATTCTTCACAGGTAAAGTTTGCGATTAAAAACTTAAGAAAACTTGGTTTATCTTTTTTGTTGTATTTGAATCTAGCAACAAATGTAGGTTTTACTTTACCAGCCCAACTAGGATGTGCATCTGGATGAACGTCCATCATTAACTTAGCACCTTCCCAAGCACCACGATACATTAAGTATTCGCCGTCCCATGTAAACTCTTCTTTTTTAAACTGTGTCATTTTTCGCTCCATTTGTTTAACTAACAATAATATTATAGCAATTTTGGATTTTTTGGTCAACCTAAATAACTAAATGTTTGAAGTGATTATAGTGATCATCTAATGTCCAATTAGTCTGATCTATGTCCAGCTCATCATAGGTGCGTATCTGTATTCCTAAGCATTCGTAACGTTTAAATGGATAGTACAGACTAGGTGTTTTACTGGCCCAACCTGCTTCATGCAGGGCCTTATGTTTTGCTCTGCTCAATGTAACAGTGGGAGTATTGAATGCTTGTTCTATTGTTATCTTTTTTTGCAGTAACAGTTCTCTCTTAACGGCCGCTGGAATCAAATGTTCAAAGTCAGTTTCCTCGTCATGCCCAACTTCATAGTAGTGTGCATTAACGCCTGCACGTTGTTCAATGCAATATTTGTCATGGCGCCTTAGATAGTTGTCAATGTCATTACGTATTTCACGCAACCATTGTTGGTCATTTTCAACTTGATAATATTCTTCCACCTTCTGTTCAATACCCTTAGCACAATAAGCAGACACCGTATTATAAGTGTCTGCTGTACGTTTAGTTTTACTATAAACAGGTGCAATGAAACTTTCCAATGATTCTTTTAAAGTTGTCATTATGCTATCTCCTCAATTAGTAATTCGGGTGATACGTTATGATTCAGTATGCCCACCATGCTACCATCGCCATGATATGGCAAGTCCTTTAAGGTACCATCTGCTTTAAGGTGTAACTCACGTAAGAAGTTAGACATAGCTCTCGGTGCGTCCCAGGTTGCACCTGGAAATACATGTTGCCATTGTACTTTAGCCTTACTGTGAAGTAAGTTACTTGACTTAAACACAGGCTTAACTGATTTTAATAATTGTATCATCCAATCATCAGGTAAAGTAACATAAGGTCTTGTTCCTATTAAACGTTGTAATTCATAAAGTCCAATAAAAACACCCTGATCAATTTCTTCCTGAAGTGGAAAAACTGTTTTGATAGCACTTAGTATGTTGTGTAAAACTCGTCCTGAATCATCAAGCTCGATCGCCTTCTGTGCATATTTAAAATGACTAAAGAAGTATTCGTTGTCACCTCTTAGATTATCATTACGTCTACTGTTTTTGTCCTGAAGATCAATTTCTAAACTATCAAATTGATCCTGCATAGTTCTTGCACGAACATTTTTAATTTCTCTACTACCATTTTTAAAACGTACTAATGCGTTACGATGTAGATCTGCTGGTACTAATCTTTTAACACCTGTGTCATTTAACATTTCAAATGCGTAACTGGCAAAGTTTGCGTCCTGTGTTACTACCACAGCACCTGGTATTTCAGTATAACCAAGTATAGTGGCCGCAATAGTTCTGTGCTGTCCGTCATAAGCGTCAATTCTATCTGACTCTTCTAAGTGACATGCACTTACTGGTGCACAGATACGTGGATCCCACTTTTTCATAATATTGATAATATGCTTGTGGATTACATCACGTTGAACTTCATAGTCAATATAAAGTAGTTCAATAGGTAATTTTTTTGATACTGGAAATTCGTATTCTGAATTTAAAGCACGTTTACTCCATGCTTCAAGTTCTTTTTGTGTTACGTTGTAGTGAGCCTGTAGTTGTGATTTTACTTCATCAGCAACTTCAGTTAGTTTTCGTACTAGTCGTTGAGCCATAATAACTCTCCTGTAATATTAAAATTTACGATGCACAATGCACCATCCTTTAATCGTACAATACGATTAATTAATATTATACTAAATTTGGATTTTTTGGTCAACCTTGACACAATATGAAAAATAGGGTATAATAAATACTATTATGAAAATAAACGAAGTTTTTCCAGCATTAGGTAAACGTATAAAGTTAAACTTTTATGACGTTTTCAAACCATTAGCAATCAAAGATAATGGCAGTGTACGTATTGGCATGCGAAGAGATAGACCTGCAGAAGTTAAAAAGTCAGGTATCTATGTGTGGCATCATCCAGATTGGGGGTACTTTTATGTAGGTATTGCCGCCGCGGATAACTTTACTGAACGTTGGAATAAACATATTCAAAAACTACTAGATCGTTGCAGTTCAGCAAAACAAATGCAAAACTGGTTAACATTTTCACAACGGTTTGCCAATGCTGGATATGGCATAGATGATTTTAAAGACATTACTCTGCATTTCTTTCCTGTAGCCAGTAGAACAGAATTTCCTGGTCAGGAAGATGAATTTAAAAAGTATTTAGAAACATTAGAAACACGTATTGTTACAATGATTAATCCTGCCTGTAACAAAGAACACAATCCAGTCAAGCCTACAGCTACACGCTACCCAGAAAAAAGGGAGACAGTGGGCACAGATAGCACCACAGAATAGCCCAAGGAAATATAGCACCAATTAAGAGCACGGTTGCAAATACAATTGAACCTAAGTTACCCAATTAACAAACTCCTGATAACTCCTAATCCATAAACAACAGTAAGTAAAGCATTAATAGTAATTAAACTCCACTCACGCCAACGCCATGCTACCCATGTCCATCCTACACCTGCTAACCATCCTAGCCATACATTTAATGGGTACCAATCTAAACTTGAAGCAATACTACAACCTACAGCACCAAAGGTACTAAGCCATTTTGTCCACCAGATTAGTCTTGATTCTTCTTTCATAGTTTAATTAATTATGCTTGTTTAAGATAGGTAATAGTTTTCTGCTCTAATAAGCGATCACATTCTTGCTGGTTGATAGCAGTCATAATTGCTTGTGTTTTCATATCTGTTGTGAGAATACAGTAGCCTCGATAAAGGACTCTGTAGGTGCTGTCAAGTTCAATTACTTGTGCATCCGTTAGATACGATTTAAACACTTTACCCCCAGAATGTGTTGTTGATAATACTACTTATCCTCTTTGTATAATTCCTGAACAACTTGTTGTCTTTTTAAATAACTGTGACGTATTAGTTTGTCAACTCTTTTTTGACTCATATCAAAACTTACAGTATGATCATTAATACCAAAGTATTCACAAAAAGCACGGCCATAAGGTTTACCTGTTAACGCCATTAGTGTATAACACTTTTTAAATTCTTCATACTGTTCTTCTGTTAAACTAATAGTACGCCAAGGCATCCGTGCTTGTAAGATTTGCTGTGTCATATGCTTTATTTGTTTCACGGTTTTCTTTCTATATCGTCTTCATCACACTTGTCACCGTATTGTATTTCGACAATCTTTAACGGATCTTTAGTTTGATTAATTAGTTGATGCCATTGATTAGGATATATTGTGTTTTGGTGATGTGGCTGTAACACTGTAACACCTTCCTGACCTAGGCGTTTTAGACTTGCTACACCTTCACTTACTATCCAAAACTCTGCACGATATCGGTGGCGTTGCATACTTAGACTCTTGCCAGGTTCTACTGTTAGTTCTTTTACTTTCATACCCGGTACTTCATGTATAACTCTGTAATAACCCCACGGTCTTGTAT